CTCCTTACAGAGCTCCGAAACCGAAAATCTCCGGTTCGCCACTTAGGTGTGGGTTTGCGATCTAATTGTAAATCAATACTTGAGCGGTTCCTTTAAAAGTTAGTTAACTTCTTAACCTGCTGAACGTAAGTCCTTTATCTAATAAGATAAGGGCAGGAAGCGTGGGTTAGGAGGGCCACGACTATTTCGGTGTATGTGGAAAAGTCCGTTCGATTGATTCAGGAGAGCAGAAATTGCTTAAACCTGGGTCATGTATAAGTCGCCTAGCTTTGTCTAGTTTCGTAATGAAACCAGGTCAGTGCAGGCGCATCCAGAATGGCGGGATCCACCATATCCGAATGGAACGTGGGACTCTTACGAGAATACTTAACGGTATGTCTGCAGCCCCCTTAGCCTTAGCAGGCTATGGGGAAACTGAATTTAACAAATCCAAGAAATACTATCGACTAAACTTTCGACCTCCCTGACGGGAGCCATCTCTTAAATATTTGAGATGTGCTGCTTCGGCTGAGTGACTTGTAGGGGTTTGAATCCCCATTAATAAGGCTCATACCGCAGATGGCAACGATTATTTATACCAACTTTAATATCATGAAATTCACAATATCAAAATTTGGCTACGTTAGTTCTAGATTAGTTAATGACACATTGGGCCGAAATGCCCGATCATTAATTATAGGAGTATTCATTAGATTACTTCCTGTTCTTAATGTCCGAACCTCACCTTTCCGAATAAGTACAATCTGTAACATCGTCTCTCAATTTGTGGCCATCCACAAGCACCAGGGGATGAAAGGTCTAATAATAAGGTTGAAGGCGGCTACTGTTTCATTACAGCAATCCATTGGTGGCCATGTCCTGAAAGACATAGCTCCTCTTGGTTCACGCCTGGGTAGAACCCAGGGTGGCCTGCCTCTCATAATCCCTTCACAAGACCGAGCCCTGATAAGGGCGGGAGATCATAAGGTCATAAAACTGTACCTTACAATATTTAATTTGTATAGAGTACTAGAAATGCCTGGCCGACTGAAACTTCATACAATCACTGGTGAATTCACAGGTGACCGAAACCATGCGCTTTATAAAGCCATGTTTAGGTTACTTCCTGAGTTCGCAAAGTTATTGCAGAAGCTTGCCGGCAATCGCCTGCATACCCAAAAGCTGCATCCGGAAGTAATTCCGAGATCTGGCCCCGGGACAGCAGGTCCGATAATCTCTTCTAATCCCCTAGTGTTGCTTCTAACGGCGCAAAACTTGGCCCGTGTTGGTCTGGATAGACCACTGAAATTCTTTCTGAGAAAGTTTGATAACAGTGATCATATTCCAGGACTAATGTCTGGCCATAGCTTTGTGACGTTTACAGAAGCCTGTAAACTTTCACTCTTTAGAACTCTCCCTTCCACGGTATTTCCGTTGGGAAGACTAGGTTTTAAAGATGAGGCGGCGGGGAAAGTTAGGGTATTCGCAATGGTTGATGCCTGGACCCAATGGGCCCTGGCCCCCCTACACGACGAGATATTTAGAATTCTAAAGTATCTCCCGGCGGACGGGACTTTCAACCAAATGGCCCCTGTGATGAAATACACAGAGTGGCCTAATGCGTATTCCCTAGACTTGACAGCCGCTACAGATCGACTCCCGATGGATATTCAGGTGGCTCTAATGGGTCACTTGTTTGGAGAAGAGCTTGCCTCTAACTGGCAGCAACTTCTCGTAGACCGGGATTACCTCGCCTCTAACAGTAAGTATCGTGTTAACACGATAGTACGTTATGCGGTGGGACAGCCCATGGGAGCTTTGTCTTCCTGGGCCTCACTGGCTCTAATCCATCATGCGATCGTGAATATATCAGCGTGGGAATCGGGTAAAACTCCGATTGGAACTCTATATACCAATTATGCCGTTCTTGGTGACGACTTGGTTATAGGTGACTACAAGGTGATGAGAGTTTATTTAGCTCTTTGTCGCGTTCTCGGGGTTGAAATCGGACTTCATAAGTCCTTGATGTCAACCTCGGGTGTGGCAATTGAATTCGCAAAACGAACCCTTTATAAAGGGCTGGACGTTAGTCCTGTTCCGCTAGATGAATTCTTTTCTGCTAATACTGGTTTGCCTAATGCAATGGCGTTCGCACACAAGTACGGTTTAACCTTACCTACGCTTCTTAAGGCGTTTGGCTTTGGTTTCAACGTACTAGGTTCTCTCTATAAACATATAGGGAAACTTAATGGGCGAGTCCGACTATTGTATATGGCTTACCAAGTACCACAGTTGACCGCTTCGGAAGAAGACTCATATGAGCACTTCCTAAGTATTGGAAACCCTAAAGCACCTGTAAACCCTGATCTAATTCAGGCTATGATCTCAAACTTTATGATTAAAGTGAGTGACAGACTCGAAAGACACATGTCTGTACGAGTAGGAGCCTTGATAGGCCCCGCTGCCGATAATTACATGAAAATATTATTGGACAGCAGGCTTATTGGTCTTTTACTTGACACAATGCCGGCAGGTCCGGTAGGGTTTGTCGACCCGCTAGCCCCAAAAGTACTGTACGAATTTGCTAATCCGTTGGATTATCTATTTAGTAGAAAACCCGAAGATCGATCGGTATTCCAACCGTTCACTTTTTGGGTTGCCCCAAGTCAATTTGCAGAAGTTAAGGATACTCTAGTTGAGTGGAGAATGACTATATATAAAGTTATTATGATGCAGTACTACTCGTCTGAACAAAGACGTGAAGAACAGCTCAAAGAACTTATATATCAGGCAAGTCTCTTCCCTCGAATGAGGGTGTTATCAATGTTGTATCCACGTTTTGTAACGTTTCTGAAGGCACTAGATGGTTATTCAATGCTGAATTACCTGTTTGTACGAGATGAGGCAGAGCCGAGAATCATTAAAGATTCGGTTCATTTACGATTATGGAGGGCCTGGTCCAAAGTATTGGCGATGGGACGAGCGTCGATGAAGAACACCCCTAAAGAAGGGAGTGCATCATAATTCGCTTAGTCCACAGTGCGTGCTTGGTCGGTTTATTCCGAGGGCTTGTAGGTCTTACTGATGTAAGACACTGATCCACATCCACAGCAGCTATTTAGATAGCGTGTTGGGAATCGTGTAGAACTTCCTTCGACTGGAAGGGGACTGGTGAGCCCCCTTGCTACGTAATAGTTCCAACTGTAATTCCCTTCAGGGGACTAATAATTAGTCTGTACCTGACTCTTCACTACACAGTGACCCACCTTAGTGTGCACATGGCTAACCTTTGTAAACCAACGACGACGGTGCAGGGAGATATCCCTGTATGACGGCGTTGTTAGACCTAGGTCGGGAAGTGCCGCAGCTAAGGGCGAGTGGGTGATAGAAAGAGAGGGCGTTGGATGATCCTCAGAAAAGGATCTATATCAGTATTGCCTGCATTCACCGTACGAGTGATTGACCATAAAAGGAAGGTTTGGAACTGCAAAACATAACCCTGTTAATTCAGGGAATGTACATTGCATAAAACTTTAACTCGATCTAACGAAAACTGTTTAAGAGCAATGCAAGA